GATTAACTGAAGCATTAGATAAATTAGATTTTAGTGATTTACAGTTAAAAGGTAAAGGTGCTTCTGCTATTATTAAGAAGTTTAGCGATGATGCTAATAACAGTGCTAGTAATTTAACTGCATTTAATATGGCATTAGACCAAACGGCAAAAGATATAGACGCACTAAGCGCAAGTTTAGCGCCTGGAGATCCTTTAGGTAAAGTTGGTGTTGATTTAATTAATCAAGCAGGTAAATTAGATAAAGTACTGGCAGATGGTAAACATGGACTTGAAGCAATATTAAAAGTAGTAAATAGTTCGCAAGAATTATCTATTTTACCACCTGATACTGCTAAAACATTAATAGAAGCAAAAGATAGAATTGCATTAATAGCAGATACTTTAGGAAATGCTAGAAGTAATGCACTAGCTGCACGTGAGCAATTAGCTAAACTAAAAGTAGATAAAGCTGAAGCACCTGCAATTGCAAAACAACAAGATGCTGTAAGAGCCGCTGATAGTGTATTAGCAAATATCGAAGAAAAAGCAAAAGAAGCTGCTAAAAAATATTCTCAAGAATTAGCAGTAGGCATATTCTCAGCTGGTGTAAAGTATTTAGAAGCTAGTTTGAAGTTTGCTATGCAAGAAGGTGCAATTGCTGCAGCCAAAGGTTATTTAAGTGTATTAGCTATGGCAGGCGGTGCAACTGCAAAATCTGAAGGTGCATTAAGAGATAGAGAATTAAGTTTGCAAGAAGCAATGCTCGATGCCCAATATCAAGCAAAACTATCTCAAGAACGCAATACTGTTGCCTTAGACAGAAATACTCTTTCAAGAGATTATGAACAACAAAACTTAAGACTACAAGCTGCTCTCAATAAGCCTGGCGGTATAGATGAAATAGCTAAAACAGATGCATTAGAAAAATTAGCAAAAATTACTCGTTCTCAATTAATTAATGAATCAAAAGCACAACAGCTTGAAAAACCAACATTAAAACAAGCTAGAGAAATCAATGCTTCTAAAACTGCACCAGGTGAAGAAAATATTGCAAAAATTGCTGCAGGTGAATTAGGCAGTGTATATACTGCACTATATGGTTTAGAGGCTGGTAAAACAAAAATTAAACGTGAAAAAGAAGCTAATAACGTACAAAGTGAAGGTAAGTCTTTAATTGAGCAAGCTGGCAAACAAGCTGAATCACTAGAAATTGAAAGACAAAGACTAGATGCTGTAAGTAAATTAGCAGCTGAACAGCAAGGAATGTTAACTTTTTATAATAAAGAACTTGCTGATAAAAAGTTAAAAGCTGATATTGACGTATTAAATAATAAAAATCAACAAGATACACTGAAAGATCAAGCATTACTAAACGCATTAAAACTTACTGATGGTAAGTTTAATAAAGATAGTTTAGAATACAAAGAAGCTGCAGCTGCAGCTGATCGTATCAGAAATAGAATGCAAGAACGTGATAATGAACTAGAACAAAATAAGAATGGTTTAATTAATAAAAATGCTCAAGATGCTATTGCTGGAGTTGCTGCTCTTGAAAAAACAAAAGCAGATATTTCTTTACGTAATAAAGTAAGTGAAGCAAATATTGCTGAAGCTCAATTAAATAAACGAGAAACTGAATTGAGTTTTGCACAAGCGTTAAACCGTATTACTGATGAAGATGCTGCAAAAGAACGTGCAAGTATTGATCGTGCACGACAAAAATCTGTGTATTCTGAAGCAATAGCTAAAAATGAAGAACAAGTTGCCGAACTAAAGAAGGAGCAGCAGAGAATAGATTTAGCAAAATCAAAAGGTGTAGATACTACTACTGATCAAAGCATGCTAAATGACAAACTTGGTGCCCTAAGACTAGAAAGAACTGCTATTGATGAAGCAAACGATGCCAAATTAAAAGGTATTGAAATGACAGAAACACTAGGCTCACACTTTATGGGTTTAGAAAAGATTGTTAGTAATACATTTGTTGGTATGGCTGATGCATTAGTAGAGTTTGCTAAAACTGGTAAACTTAATTTTACTGATTTAATCAATAGTATGCTTGCTGACTTGTTACGCTTGGCATTACGTCAACAATTAATGGCACTTTACGGTCAGACTGGAACCGGTGGTATATTGGGTGGAATAGCTAATATATTTGGTATTAAAGCAGGAGTAGGTGCAGCAGGTTCAGCTGGAACACCTGTTGTTGATAGTACCGCAAGTATGTTATTACCCGCACTAGCTGCTAAAGGTGCTGCTTATGATAGTGGTATGCAAAAATTTGCTACTGGTGGAATGTTTACTAATAGTGTAGTAACACAACCAACATTATTTAAATTTGCACATGGTACTGGTATGATGGGCGAAGCAGGACCTGAAGCTATTATGCCACTTCGTCGTGACGGTGCTGGTAATCTAGGCGTTATGAATGGTGGTGGTGGAAAAGTCGATGTTGTTGTCAATAACTTTAGCACTGAGAAAGCAACTACTAATGAAACTGTAGATTCTAGGGGTAATCGTAGAATTGAAGTTATGGTTGGAGATATGGTTGCTGATCAAATTGGTAGACACGGATCTAGTGCACAACAAGCTTTAAATGCAAATTATGGACAACGTCCAGTGTTAGTAAGGAGATAATATATGGCGATTTCATGGCCAACTGATTTACCACAAGTACCTCAAAAAGGTTTCACAGAATCTGCCGGTATTAATATTATTCGTAGTCAAACAGATGCTGGCCCTGCAAAACAAAGACGCAGGGCCAGTCGTCCTAATGAAATGAATGTAAGTTTTATTATGACTACTGCACAAACGCAAAAGCTAGAAGATTTTATTAAAAATTTACCTACTGATACCACTACACCAGGCATTGCGGGAGTAAATAGGTTTACTTTTCCGCATCCAAGAACACTTGGTACTACTATAGATGTACGCATAGTACCTGGTAGTGGTGGCGAATTTTTTAACATGCAGTATATTGCACCAGGATATTACTCAACAAGTTTAAAACTAGAAATAATGCCATGAGCAGATTAAGTACGCTATCATCAAATGCAATCCGAGCAATGTATAGTTCGGAAACGCAAGAAGCAATATGTATGTTAGTAACTATATATGATCCACAAACAAATACACCAGTTTTACGCTTAGCTGATAGTTTTAGTGGAAGATTAACTAGTTTAACTACTGAAACAGAAATTGTATATGGTATAACAAGTAGAAGTAATAACTATGTGTTTTTACCTATGCAAATTACTTTGCCTACTGAACAAGATACTGGTATTGGACAATGTAGTATTATTTTAAATTATACATCGCCAGAAGCTATACAGTTAGTAAGAACGCAAATAACTAAACCTACAAAAGTATTACTGGAATTAGTATTAGTAAGTTCTCCTGATACTATTGAAGCCAGTTTTTCAGACTTTTATATTACCAGTGTAACTTATAACGCAGACCAAATAACTTTTAGTTTAGATATGATTAATTTAAACCGAGAGCCGTTCCCTTGCTTTAATTTTACACCTGGTTATTTTCCAGGATTATTCTAATGAAATTTGATAAATATATTGGCTTACCATACAAAGACAATGGTAGAGATGTTACAGGAATAGATTGCTGGGGATTAGTACGTTTATACTATAAAGATGAATTCGGTATAGATCTACCTAGCTATGTAGAAGAATATGATGGCCCTTTTGACGCTAATGTCTCAAGGGCTATTAGTCTTTATAAAGACAACTGGGAAGAAACTACAACTCCTAATATTGGTGATGTAGCATTATTTAATATATACGGTGAGCCAGCCCACGTTGGTGTATATGTAGGAAATAATAAATTTTTACACTCGCGTGAGGGTAAAGATAGTGTAATCGAGTCACTAGCAGGCGTACAATGGAAAAAACGTTTAGTAGGAATTTATAAGTATACTAAACAAGCACAAGTAGAAACTATAGGTGCTCCACATCCATTAAAAACCAATGTATATAAAGACTGGACAGTTGCTGGCACAACTGTAGAAGATTTTGTAAAATTTGCCACAGAAAAATATAAGGTAAGTACCAGATTAGCAAGTAAACTTATGGTAGTTATTGATGGAGTTGCTATTCCAAAAGAACAGTGGAGCACTACTGTTATTCAAGCTGGACAAGTAGTAGCTTACAGAGCCGTTGCTGAAGGTGGCAACGATACTTTTAGAATGTTCTTAATGGTGGCAATTGCAATTGCAGCACCATATTTAGCAACCACTGGATTTACAGCTTTAGGTGTAGCTGTTCCAGGTTTGGGATTAACAGCAGGTACTTTTGGCGCAATTGCAGCTAGTGCTGCAATCAGTATTGCTGGAATGGCATTGATTAATGCCATTATGCCAGTTCGTCCACCAACACAAAATGATCCAGGTAGTCCTGGTGCACTAAACTTATTTACAGGTACTAGTAATCAAGCAAATAAATTTGGTGCAATCCCTGTCGTATTGGGTAAAGTAAGAATTACAGGTGCTCTTGGAGCTAGCCCATATATAGAAACATTAACAGATACAAGTCTTTTAAATCTATTAATAGTTTGGGGATTTGGCCCACTAAGTATTAGTGATATCTGTATTGGCGGTAATGCAATTGAAAACTATTATACAGGTTTACCATTAGATACTCCGCGTCCTGTTACACTATATGGTCGTGCAGAAGAAGATACTGGAAGTTTTGATAAATTGTATGGGGCAGACGTAGAACAAGCACCTGCTCAAAATGTAGAATTAGTTAATAATCCTACAGACGGTAATCCATGGAAATATGTTACCTTTACACAAGAATCTACCAGAGTAGACGTATCATTTGCTTGTCCAGAGGGCATGCGAACTGTAAATATCAAAGACGGTAGTGTTAGTGCAGCTACAGCAGGTGTTGAAATACAGTTAGGTACATATAACTCAACAACAGGTACATTTGATTACGCAGATACAGCAGCATTCTCATTAGGTGACTATACTGCTGTCAGTAGGGATACTGCTGCATTTAGTACTATATTAGAACCGCCTTACTATAGTAATGGACGTGGCATTTACACTCCACTATATAGATTTACTATTATAGCTATGGCTCCTGGAGGTGGCGTAAGTAGGTTTGATGGAGCAGCCACAGATTCACAAAACGCAGAGCCTAGCGCAGCACTAGTAGCTATGTACAGAGCTGGGAGCTATGCTAGTCTTGTAGGCAGTGATGTAACTTACAAACGATTACCTCAATTACCACCAGGTTACCAAAAATTATATACCATTTGCACACACGGAACTGATGGTGTGGTTAGTCAAGAATCGCATTTAAATACTTATAGTACACATATTGGTTTAGAACTAACAGTAACACCAATTACTGAAGATTATTTTGATGGAAGTTCAGTTGCTACTGGTAGCGTAAAAATATCAGTAGCTGCAGGTACAATAAATTATGAAAATGCAGGTGCTACAACTACAGTAAATGCACAACCAGAAGAAATATTTAATTCTAGGCAATTTGCTA